AATTTCACGTTCACGATCAGTAAACAGACGATTTTTGTAGTAACGGGGGATTGACTTTTTGTAGCCATTTACATTTGTATAATTGCGCATGTCTGCGCGGTGCCAATTAGTGTGTGTGGCCAAATAATTTACGCCAATGCCTGGCCTCGATGACATAAAGGCGAAGGGCTTTTCACGCCCGGGATAATCCGTTTCACGGTTAATACAATACTTAGTAACGTAATGGATAGACGCCATCTCACATTCACCAACGTGAACATGTCCCCATTTCCAAATGTCCTGAAGGCTCAAATGTAGGTTTGGGTGCACGTTGAAGATGATAGAATGATAATGAGGACGAGAAGTGATAGTGCCATATTCACCAACGGTATAATATCGCAAAGGATAGTCGCTAAGCTCATCGTTCGCTTTGCGCAGTCGCTTCGTAAACAATTGCACATCACGCTTGCACAATTGAGGCAAGCCATCAGAAGTAACACGAACACAATCAGGTTCGTCGTTGTTAAGGTTAACGTCATCGTAAGTAAGAGTTAGAAACTTTGAACCGGTACTAACTTTTTGTTCTTGCATGAGCCGGAATGTCCAGTCAGATCGCTTACGCTCCAGGCAGAAATTACACTTTCCGCAAGGAACGAAGTATCTGGCCCCGGACTTCCGTATGAAAACCGGGGAGATACAACCCATAGGCTAATGCTATAACCTAATACCACCGCGAGAAACGCGATATGTACGTAATCTCCGAGAACGTCCACGGCGGCCGCGACGAACTCTGCCACGCATCCGACCTCTTCTTCTGTAAGCCATAATATTTAAGATTTGAATTTGTAACATACTCCCGGATGTAACGGCCCCCCTACGGCCCGTTAAGGACCTTGGCCGGGGGGGCCTAGCAGTCACCGGAAATAGACTGCATTGAAGCGCAAATATTGCTGAGCGCTCGCCGCGGGGCAGATTGCGCCAACCAACAGTAGGTCTTACGGTGTGAGCTCCGTTCATAGTTTTCTGCGATTGGCATTGTGCCCCTTCTCGGCCGAAGCGGTCCTCGGGCGGGCCACGTTGGGGTATATGCGCATGAGCGAGACGCTCATGGCATGGTGTGTGGGAACTGGGGTTGGGTGTGACAATGGGCTCCACTTAATCCAATTTCATATTTGATAAATCAAATCCTGCTTCATTGTACATGCGAATGAGAAGTCGTAGCATAACGTTATCGCTAGTCGTAATTCCCATCTTAGCCCACTCGTTTTTGTAACGAGAGAACAGCAGATCAGCCTGACGCTGTTCCTGCTCGATATCCATAAGCTCTAACCCTTTCGCTTTTTGTCTCTCGACAAGTATTTTAAGCTGCTCATCGTGCGACAGATTGGCGAGCTTCTGCCACTCCTGCTGAAGCAAAGCTTCTGAAGAACGCGCCTTGTTCCCAACGATAGCAGCCTGATATGGTGCAAGGTACTCCGCTTGTCCCAGGTCAAACTCGGTACGTTTACCCTGCACGTCTCGAAGGAATCGAGTAACCGACTCAGTCGCTGTTTTCTCCTGGATGTTAGCGGTCTGTGCTTTAACATTGTTGATTTGCGCCTGGCGCATTGAGAAGTCTTGAAACTGAGATAGCATTTCGGGCAACTGAATTGCACGAGCCTGTGATAGATACTCTGGACGCTCCGCTCTGGCCACTTGCGTTTGATTTCCGGCACTTGCGGAACCAGACCCATAAATCAGGTTCGGATTTAATCCAGCGCCTTGGAAGCGCTGCATTTGCGCCTTAGGGTCATTGTACTGGTTGAGTTCTGCGATCTGTTGTTGATTCTGTTCAAACTGTCGATCGCTAAGAGCCAGATTTGCGGCGTTTTGCCGATCCTGGTTGCGTCGATCGTTACGACGCTGGATGGCTGAATTGATGAAAGAGACCGTTGACGCTATCGCGGGGATAATCCAAACCCAGCCTAACGCTGGTTCGGGTATAGGACCGGTTAATAGGAAATCGGACACTTTTTCGACGATTTCTAGGGGATAATTTTCCATGAATTTAGCATTAATTTTTGGTAGTTTAAGTATACACGGCTAAGTAATTGATTACTAGACCGGTGTCACATAGCACTAATATATCAAGTAAGAGTAGTGCTATTTTCGTCCTCCTTTCGCGTCGGTTTTTTTTGCTCATTCTTAGGGCGACTTTGCTGCGCGTCGTCTTCGTCATCATTGCGCGAGAACTCACGAGCGCGGGGAGTCGGACGCTCATCGCCGCTGCTTCCTCGGTCACCTCTGGTTCCCTCGTCAGCAGCTTTCTGCTTTTTCTTTTTTTCTTCTAAAAAAAGTTTTTGTTTTGCTTGCATATCTGCAATTTTTTGTTTATTGGATGCTTTTAGTTCATCCTTTTCGGCGAGATCCATTTGAACGACCTTTTCCAGGTCTTCCGAATCGAAGTCGCTGTCTCGATCATCGCCGTAGATACCACTGTCATACAGTGGTTGACGCATGAGCTGGTCTGCGATTTCTTGACCGCGTACATGCTTGTCCACGATTTGTTTAATCGATAGCGTTTCATCAGGGACGGTAAGAGAAACACCACATGGGTGTTCTTTGTGTTCCGGAAGAAGTTTGAATTCATCCTGGCTAATATTTTTTCTTGCCATAGTGTGAAGATTTTAGTAGCCGGGTTACCCCGGCTTGTTGGATATCGTTTCTACTACTTTCGATAAGCCGAAGGCTCTCGAAATTTTTTGCCTTGATTTCGTTAAGGCGACCGTCAAAGAGATCAAGCTGTGTAAGCGACCTCTTGTAATCCTCGAATTTTATTTCTCTCTGCATATACTAAAGCGTTGGAGTACCGAAGTAAGGCATAGGCCTGATCGCGTCCACGCGATTATAAATCTGACAGTAGAGTTTATCTACATTTTCAGTAACGGGGAAGATACGATCAGTAGGATCAGATTCTACGAAGGAATCATTCAGAACGGGTTGCGAATCGAAGATACGGCCCATGTGCCAGAAGGAAAGCGAGTCGCGAAACTCACCGTGCACGGTAGAACATGCGTATTTGTATTCCGAGTAACGAGATTGATAACCGAACGTATCGTCCGTAGGCTCCGTAAGCGTCTCACCTGTGTAATACAGTTCCTTGTTGAGCACTTGTTGCTCACCGATTTGTGCGAACTCTGGCCAGTAGTAGTCGAATTTATCAGCACGCGACCACATCCGTTCAATACCCTGCTGGTAAGCAGTCTTAGGAAGTACCGACATAATCCCAATCACGAAGCCATGTTCTTCGAACCATTTTTTAAAGCCGTTAGTACGGCCGACCGAAACACCATGACCACCCATTGTACCAAGGGGGTTACCAGTTTCATTTTGCATTGTCTGCAGTACCTCAGAGATAACAACAGGAGAACGACCGCCACCCAGGTATTCAGGACGCTGTAACCTGGCGTCCGAAGAACGAACACCAAAGTGAGAAAGAATTTGTTCCACATACCTGGCGCCGCCAGTAGCATTTTTTTCAAGCCACTCTTGTAACCGTTCAGAACGCCGGAGATCATTAATGTTGATTCCCCATCCGCCGGGCGTTAAGTGAGCAGGACCAGACGCAGGCGAGCCAGGAGAGTTACCATAAAAGTTACCGCCTTGTACCTCAAGCGTTGTTCCGCTTGGAAACTCTGCATAATCCGGCGCATCATTAACGGCACGAACTTTCTGCAGTACCGATGGGTCGTCATCTAACGGTACGGATACTGTACCGCCTCTTTGCGCGAACGGAAGCGCGGAAGTAAAGTAATCCTTTTCCCACGCTCTAATTCTGCCGGCGCATAACTTGTTAAGCTCAGCACCGGTAACCTCACCGGAGGCTTTAGAAATGTCCAGCGAAGCAACTAAGTTTTGGTCTCGATAGTACTCGTCGTAGATCGTTTGAAATGCACGGAACGGCAACGCGGAAATATTCTTGTCGTCCGTAACGGTAACATCATCGACAATAGGAAGGCCAAGGTAGTCGGCCAGCGTACCAGGGTCCATCCAACCAGGTGTAACCATGTTTGACACTTTCATAAACGGCGCAACGGGGGTGCTAGTACCAAGACGGCCACCGGTTATAAAGTCTTCCCACTCGTCCCAAATAATACGATTCGGGACGAAGAAATAATGGGTAGTAACGTTGACACGATGCATGATGGGAGCGAGCAATGCAGCGAAGCGAATAAATACTTCGCTACGCACACGAAACGAATCACCTGGTACAATCTCATTGCAAAGTATCGGAACCAGACTACCCATGTTGAACGATAGTTTACGCTCATGTGAAAGATCGAATTTATTCCTCTTAGGGCGGCGCATCGCCACCTGACTAAATAGTTTTGGCATAATGTGAATTTTAGAATGTGTTTAACTTATTGATTTTAGAAGTGACTTGCTCGTGTCGCGCGCGAACTTGTTCGTCCGTATAATAGTAGGGGTCAGCGTGAAACCTAAAGTTTTCCGCAACGGTATCACTATACGATATATCCATCGTAAGTAAAGCCTCAGCAGCCAAAATTTCACGTTCACGATCAGTAAACAGACGATTTTTGTAGTAACGGGGGATTGACTTTTTGTAGCCATTTACATTTGTATAATTGCGCATGTCTGCGCGGTGCCAATTAGTGTGTGTGGCC